ATGCGACAAATGCGGATTCAAGGCCAAATATTCCAGTCAACTATTGGTGTTTCACGTGGACGGAAACCTCAACAACGCAGAGTTGCGTAATCTCAAAACGGTGTGTCTAAACTGCGTTGAAGTTTTGCGCAAATCTGACGCTACGTGGCGTCGTGGAGACTTGGAGCCGGACTTGTAATCAGGGCTTTGACTTGCTGATACAAATTGTCCAAGGTGTCGTTGTTGTCTAAGACTGCGTCAAAGTCAGTGCCTACCCAACTGGTTTCGCTGGCATGAATTCCCAGGGTTTTTAGACGGTCTGTGCTCAGCAACCAGCTCATGTTTCCACGACCCTCATTTACATTTACAGCGTCTTGATACCAGTCCGGCTCGGGCCCACGCACAACTCTTATCACTCTTCCACCAGCATTTTTGATAGCACGAATTTCGTTGGGAAATCTACAATCTGAAATTACCACATGATCTTGGCTGTTGCGCAGTTTGTTTTCCAAGCTGGCAATCCAAATATCATCATGGAATCCTCTGCGGCAAACTTCTGTGCCCCAATATTGTAGTACCCAACGTGGGGTAATGTTTTTTCCCAAACGATTGCTCCACCATTCATCACGTTGTTCGCGCCATTCGCGGGCTTGTTTGGTACGTCCTTCGAGCATGGTCCTGTCCCAACCAAACACCTGTGCTACTGCATCTTTAAGGCTGTTGGCAAAACTTTCCTTGCGAAAATGATGCAAATTCACAAGATAGTCTGCCACAGTGTCTTTGCCGGCTCCAATAAAACCACAGATGCCAATGATCATGCCAGTTCCTTTATTTTAAAATATTTCAATGTGTCCTGTAACAAGCCAATCTGCCTGCGGCAATCTTCCAGCGCATGGTGGCTTGTAGGTGGTTTTTCAAGGCCGGGCCACAAACTAAACACTGTGCGACTGTCGCGCACTGCATAATACTGCCAGGGTATGGGTTTGTTGTAGCTTTTGTAGGCATGCTCCAAGATGGTCATGTCATAGGTAGGTCCTTGAGCCCAGATGCGCCGGGAGTGCCAAATCAGGCGGCCCAGTTCGTCCAAGGCTTGGTCCAAGGGGATGCGACCTTCTTCGGCAAATGCTTCTGCTTGTGCTTTTTTTTGAGTGGCCCACCACTCTATGGTGCCTTGTTCAATTTTGCGATTGGGTTGACTTTCAAGGTCAACGCGGGCATAGTAGAATCGGTCGGGATAGTAGCCGTCACCAAGAGGGTCAAAGCCCTGGGCGGCAATGGTAAGAATACAAGTTTCAGGGCCGGTAGCAAGGCCTTCCATGTCGATCATCAAGTCCATGCTATATTATAGCAACACCAATAATCAATGTCAATCAGCCAATTACCCAAGTCAGTGGTTGTGAAGCATCCACATACATCTTGAGTTCTTCAATTTTGGCATCCATGATGGCTTGACCTTCTGATTTCATTGCAGCACCATTGAGAGAGCCGCCACCTTGTGGGCCTGCAATGGTAGAAAACTTTTCACGAGCTTCGCCAATGATCATTTTGCAGGCACCAACCATGTAGTCCCGGATCCACTGTTGAATTTGATAATCACTTAGTAACTGAATTTCAGGTTTGGTTTGATACACCCAAAGCAGGACATTTTCTCCAGTGCCTTTAGGATCACGGATCAGTTGTAGTTTCTTTGTCACAGGGTTCCAGGTATAGTTCATGTATGCACCGAACATGCGACCAGCAAGTTCAACATACTGACTGTAGAAATCATATGTGGCCAATCCGCCGGCCACGTTGAAGTTCATGAGATAAACGTTGATCGACGCCTGAGCAAACGGATCAAAGTTTGATGCAAACGGACCTGTTGAATCGCCAAACGTTCTGCGGAATATCTGCCTTACGCTGTACACTTCTTGAGGCAGGGTGTAGATGTTTACATCTTTGATCAGTTCCATGAAGATGTATGCTTCTTCATAGGCATTTTGAGCACGTTGGCGATAGGTACCAATTGTGCGTTGATAAGCCGCTTCGTAATGTGCAGGATCTAATTCAAGATCAATGATTTGATCACCCATGGTTAATTTGCAATACTCAATGAGGTTTTGCTTTAACTCGGGCAGCAGGTTTTGTTCAGCCATTGGGGGAACTCCGTTCCCCCTTATTTACCAGGCTTTTAATACAATCAAGTTCTCGGTACCGCGAGCGTTCCACGGTGTTTCAGTGGTGGTGAGTTCTTTGAAAATTTTACGAGCTGCTGGTTTGCCTGCGGCCTGCATGGCACGGATAATTTCTGCGGGTTTGCGCACAGTTTTTTGCAGTGTTTCCACGGTGCTGAACCCGATCACAGCATTGTTCTTCACAGTAAACACCTTGGCATACTCGTCGGCCACAACGTGGATCAACTTGCGCTTTTTGGTGTCATACAGCCAGGCTTCGCTCTTGTCCACCAGCTGTGCAGCCGGCAAACTCCGAAGTTTGAGTTCAGCAAACTCCACACAGATCTTGAACTTGGCTGCTTTCTTCTCCGGGGGCACTGCCTTGACCTTGCGGGGCTTGCGTTCAACCTTCTTGATTTGAACATAGCTGCCGCAGTCCGAGATCACAAGTTCACAAAACTTCACACAGTTTTTGAGCTGTGTTTTGGTCATGTAGTCATAGGCTTTCACAAGGTCAGCGTCTTTGCCTGCCACAACTTCTTCAAATTCCGCAAGCTTGCGGGTCCAGGTGTCCCGGATCATTGACACCATTTGCGGTGCAATGTTCATGCTTCTCATGACACTTACTGGTTTGTAGTCTGCTGATAGTTTGGCCCCGGCAGCAACAAACTCGTCAAATTGTCCATCTAGCTCACCCATGCATTCGGACACTTTTTCACGCAGTCGATCTTGAATTGTGATCTTGGGCACAATATCCGCTTCGGGCACTTCCACCTTGACTTCATCTTTGATGGCCAATAGTTCAGCAATCATGTTGTCCAGTTTGATTTGCTCGTGCTCGTCCAATTGCAAACCCATCATGCTCATGCGGCACAGCCAACCCGTGGTCAGTCTAATTTGACCATCACCTAGAGTGCGAATTTTTTTTGCGTCTTGGACGCGGTCGTGTCTCTCCAAATACGAAGCAATCATGTCTTTGGCATCTTTTTTGCCGTAAAAATAATTGTACCAATTAAAAGCACGACTCAGAGACGTGAATCTATGCTGGGTGGGTTGTTCGCGCCACAGCGGTTCTTCGCCCACGTACTTGGTGTCGGGACTGCGGGGATTCAAGGGTTTTAGAGTAGCAGATTTCATTTGGGCTCCTTTGACTGTAATTATAGCAACTCTAGCTTTTTTGGTCAAGTAAGTACGAAGTATTACCTTGATCACCGCAGGGTTTAGACGTTTGGGTAGCCTGCCCATAAATACTGTACTATGCCTAGATTAAGTATGTACCGGCCTAACCGGACTCGAGATTATCAATTCCTTGATCGCATCATAAGTGAGCGATACACTGTGGGAGGAATGGACATTTTCTTGCACAAATACATGGGTCCGCAAACTGGCGGAGAAGATTCTGCACTGTCGGGTAACTTTGACGCAACTCAGCCTACATATGATACCTTGAATCCCTTGAACATTCAAGACTTGCTGTTGTTGGAAAACCGCGACAGAATTTACGACCAGGACATTTACGTCATGCGAGGGGTTTACACTCACCAAGACATTGACTTTGACCTCACACAATTTGGTTTGTTTCTCAACAACGATACCCTGTTTATAACATTTCACTTCAATGACATGATTGATAACTTGGGTCGCAAGATCATGAACGGTGACGTGCTGGAAGTTCCCAACCTGATAGATTACTATCCACTGAATCAGGCTATTCCGCAGCCGTTGCCCAGATACTATGTGGTGCAAGATGCTGATTATGCCACAGAAGGCATGAGCCAAACATGGTTGCCGCATACTTGGCGTGTAAAAGCCACCCCAATGACCAACAACCAAGAGTTCAAAGACATACTCAAGAAGCCAGTGGTGTCGGAGAATATCTGGGACAATGGCAATTTTTACCCCACTGGTTGGGTCACAAACTACGGCGATGTGTATTATCAAGCCACGCAAAACGTGCCAGCTGGAATAGACATCACCAACACTGCCTACTGGCGAATATACACACCCCCAACGCAGAGCGATGTGTTCAGTGCCCGTACCAAAGACAACCAAATCAACGATCGTATCCTTACACAAGCTGACGTTGAGGTACCAGCCTCAGGCTACGATGTCAAACCCTTGTATGTTGTGGCTACCTTGGACAATGGACAGCCAGCTAATCCAGAATCACTCACTGTTCAAAGTGGAGATACGGTGGACGGAACACAGGGCGGCATGAACGTTACTCCCAAGGCCGATGGCTATACTGTGGGTTATTTGACCGGAGACGGCGTACCGCCCAATGGTTTACCAGTCAGTGCTGGAGTCACATTCCCACTGGGAGCTGTGGCTGGCGATTATGCCCTGAGATTGGATTATTTCCCCAATCGACTGTTCCGTTATGATGGTCGACGCTGGATCAAGATCGAAGACAAAGTGCGCACCAATCTCAACAATGGTGTGGGCAATGATACTTTGCGCTCGGGCTTTGTGAACAATACATACACTACGCCCACCACAGACATGGGCAATATCCCAAGTCGTCAGAGTCTCAGCCAGGCACTTCGTCCACGAGCCGACAACGGAGACCAAAGCGGAAACCAGGCTGCCAAACCATATCCTGACACACAACCGGGCCAGAAATCGAGTTAAAATATGCAAGCCTTCTTTTACGATGCTCAGATCCGACGTTTTCTACTACAGTTTACACGGATTATCAGCAACTTTCAAATTGAATATGGCAACGAAACAGATGGTGTAAACAATGCTGCCTTGATTCGTGTGCCAGTTCGCTATGGTGATGCCAGTCGCAATGCTCAGGTCATTATACAAGAGAACAGCC